TCCTGACTGAATGAAATCGTAAAATCTCCATGATTGAGCTGAATGTTTACATTGTTGGCAATCTTTGAGCTGCTTGTATTTTTGATTTTGAAGCTTTGTATTTCCGTAGTTCCTTCCGGCTGGTCTCCGAAATCTATAAGTGAGGTCAGCTCGACTCCAGATGCATCTGTTAGAGCAACATCATCCGGCTGTTCCCCTGCAGCCTTTCTTCCATAAAGATGAATCCCACACAAATATAAATCATCAAATTGCGGAGAAGTTTCGCGAAATCCTATTCTGATTGCTTTTACTGGACCGGAAAAAGAAAGGGTAAATATTTTATTTCTCCAATGGTCCATGTCCGTGTTTGCTGCCGGAATTGTATAAACGCCAGTTTCCCAGGTTCCATCAACTCCATTTGTTGTATCAGCCGAACCTTGAATCGTTTGGCTTACAAAAGTGCTGGCAGTCGTAGAACCCCAATGGAATGCTACTTTATTGACTTCCCTAAGTTCAGGAAAGAAAAACCAAAATGCTGCTCCCAGCCTGTAATCAGCAACCTTCCAGGACTGAGGTCTGTTCTCTTTGTTCAAGTTGCCTTTAGCTGTGCTGTCAAGCCACGATGCCAAGCCGTTACCGATTATCTGATCAATAGTATTGATGTCCGACATACTTCGGAAACCTACCTCTGTTCCATCAATATCATATGGCATTCTGTGTTCCGCCACTTCTGCGTACATTGCTTCCACCTCCTAAAAAAATGCCGGGTAATATTCCAGCTTGATGCTGCCACCCGACACTCCGTTTGTTAATCTCAATTGGTTATACCCTGCTTCAAGCACGAGCCAGTATGCGTCTCCTCCATGTCTTATAGCAGATAGCATGTTGGTGGTACCCTTTGTGCATTTAAAATCTCCGGTGTTTATAACTACGCTTTCTCCTGAACCAATGCTCCCCTGGTACTGAATCCACACATCGCTGTCCAGGCATTCAAGCTTTGGTGATTCCATTGGACCAGTTAAAGTGATGATTGCGTCTGTAACCGGAGCATTCCCAGTATTATTGTGGCTCCACTCCTGGGTTGTCGAAGTTATGATCTGTGTTTCCAGAGCGGTCTGGGAAGCATAGAAAAACGGATCTGAAAGTGTAAATTCTACTGCGAACTTGGCGTGTCCAGCCTGAGTCTTTCCAAAACTGACAGGTCGGTATACTTCGGCTAATGCCTCTCTTACAGTTCCGTCCGGAAGAATTCTTTTCAGTACGTGAAGGCCACGTTTACCGAAGACACCGCTTAGATAGTCGATGTTGTCATACAATGCTTCATTCTCGCTCTTGCCGCTCGGCAGATTTCCAGTCAAAGAGTCAAGCCCTCTCACCCACATGGGCAGCATCACGATTCTTTCATCATATCTCTTTTTTATCCACCGCTTCCCATTTTGGAATGGGACCTGTAAATTGCTGCCTCTGAGTCCCGGTGTACCGATTCCCTCTGGAACTTCAATCACTGACCACGCCTTTGTGTTTAAGTCTACTCCGTTGAACTGCCACTTTTGATTCTTCAAATCACGCCTCACCTCCCTTTATCCCAGACCATAGGACTGTCTGAGAAGCGCCCTGCGAGTGCTGTCAGAGGCCGCTTCCGGCTTAGGATTATTTATTGTAATGTCATAGTTGTTTGTCACATTACCACTTTGAATTCCTGACTCAGATGCGTTTGTCTTTGCTCCGACTCCTACTTTCTGTAAAGCTCTCGCCATGAGTTCATCGAGCTTTTCTACCGGAACAACCGCCTCAGTGCCAGCTTCGCCAACACCAATAACGCTTGGGCTTGAGAAAATTCCACCTGTCGAATACCAGTTAACAGAAAGCTTTGGCACCTGCGGAGGGCTTAAGCTGAATTTGCCTGTGAGCTCGAAGTGCGGCAATTTGATCTGAGGTATCTTTATTTCAGGTAACTTTATATTCCTGAAAAAGCCTACGATTGCATCAATCGCATTCTTCACTGTGTTTTTTGCCGCATTGATTGGAGTTTCGATTGCCGTCTTGATACCTTGCCATATACTCGAGGTTACAGATTTTACTGTATTCCACGCACCGCTGATTGTGTTCTTCACGAAGCCGGTCTCAACGGAGATAATCCCCTTAATCAGGTTTAGCACTCCGCTTATAACGCTTTGAATCCCATTCCACAGGTTCTGAGTCAGATTCTTTACGCCTTCCCAAACACCCTGCCAATCCCCTTTAATAAGGCTAGTCACGATTTGGATGATGTTTTTTATCACATTCAAAGCGGTTGTCACTACCGATGCGATCACATTGAAGGCCGCTGAAATTACTGTGACGATATCTGCTCCATACTTTTGCCAAATGGCACCTGCGACTTGTACAAAAGCCTGTATCAAGGCCTTTATCGCCTCAAATACACCAGCCATAATTGTCTTGATCTGATTCCACACAGTGATGACGCTATTTCTAAAGGTCTCATTATTCTTAAAGAGCAAAACAAATATAGCAATAAAGCCTGCTACCGCAGCAATGGCAATACCGACCGGTCCAGTAATTGCAGCGATTGCTGCGCCTACAGCTCCGGATGCTCCACCTGCTGCTGCCATCGCACCAGATACCGCTCCAAAGGCCGTGGAAATGGTTCCTATGACGGAAACAACCTTTCCTACGATCAAGAGAACAGGACCCACAGCGGCTGCTACAAGGGCAATTTTGACGATCATTTCCTGTTGTTCCTTGGAAAGCCCCTGGAACTGATCCATCAGCGGCTTGATGATAGCAATCAGCTTCTCAAGGATTGGAATGAGTATTTGTCCAAACTGAATCCCGATTTGCTGCGCCTGCTCCTTCATAATCCTCAGCTTGTTGGTCGGCGAATCCATGGTTCTGGCCAGATCACCCTGGGCGTTCTTCGTCGCTTCCATGATGGCACCATAACGGGCCTGCACCTTCTGTGCTTCTGTCAGCTGCTCACCCTGCTTTGCAATGCCATTTGCATAGGCATAGGTCTTTATGGTGTTGTCATTGACTAGAATACCCAGAGCCTTCAAAGGCTCCGCCTCTCCAGAGATACCCGACTTTAATTTATCGAAGGCCTCTTCTGGTTTCAGGTTATAAAATGATGCCATGTCATAGGACAACTGCGTCAGTCCTTCTGACATTTTTAATGATTCGTCAGATGTAAGACCCATGGAGGTGAGCATGGCATTGTAGGTAGCCATATTGTTTCTGACATTGTAGGCGTTTAAGCCTAGTGCCTTTGAGGTTTCCTCGGACCACTTCCTTGCATCACCTGCCACCGCTCCCATCGCCACTTCAAAGAGGTTTTCCGATTCGACAGCATCCATAGCCATCTTGGTTGCCGCAGTTCCTATTCCAAGCAACGGAAGTGACACCGCAGTAGACAGGGTCTTTCCAGCTGAGGATATCTTATCTCCCACAGCCTTCATTTTTTCTCCGGCTTTGTCCATGCTTTCAGAAAGCTTATACCAAGCTGAACTTTTCGTTTTCAGTTCTTCCGTTGTCGCTTTGAGCTCCTGCTGCATTTTACCAAGCTCTGCATTAGCATAGTTCAGCTTAATCTTCAGGTTCTCTGTAGCTTTGGCATCCGCGCCTTTTTTCTCGACACTATCCTGGTAGCTTTTTGTAAGGGCTGCGACCTTGTCCTTTTGCAGCTCCATCTGCCTGCTTAGGCTATCAGCCTTCAGCTTGAGTCCATCGGTCGACTTTCCAAAATCCCCAAGCTTTGAACTGGCTGATGCGAATTCACTCTGTACCACTTTCAGGCTTCTTTGGATCTTGCTTACGCCTTCCTGGAATCCGCTGTCATCAAGCCCTACTCTGGCTACTACCGTGTTGCTTCCGTTTGCCATTCATCTCACCTCCTTTAGAACAGAATATTGTCAATGGTATCAAAGGAACTCTGCTCATCGATTCCGTTGACTGTTTTATAAACTTTAAATAGCGCCTGCAGCTTTTTCGGGGTGCTATTCCAGAACTGCTCCTCGCTCATTTGAAGAAGGTTCGTTCCTAAATAGAAAAGCCACTCCCAGTCCCATGTATCAGAACCTAAGTGGCTTTCGCTTCCCCCGGTGCCTCTTCTGCCTCCGGCATTGCTTTGCTTAGTGCTTCGTTGATGGCTGTTCCGAGCCTTTCTAGATCACTTAAACCCAGCTGCTCGCCTACGGTTTTTAATGTCATTTCCTCATTCTCAACCTTCACTGCGGCATAGATGAGCGCCCTGACCGCTTTTAGCTTCATCTTCTGCAAGTCATCAAAGGCGGTATTGAGATCCCCGTAAACTTCTTCCAATTCGCAGAAGGTATTCATGTCGAGCTTCAATTCATATTCTTTATCTCCTAGTTTGAATTTGATTCCCTTGTTCTTTAGTTCAGCTGCCTTCAAAAATCATCACCCCTTCCTACACAGCAGGCGTTGGCTCTGCCGGTACTGCTGTAAACCAACCTGCGATAATGGTCTGATCAATTCCCGTCTCATCCTCATCGGCAATAAAGCGGAAGTTCCCGTCAAAATCCCTGGAAAAGAATGTGCCTTTGAGTTTAGCACTTTTAGGCTGCGGTTTTTCTGCCTCAGTGTCGTATTCATCTGTTGCCAGTTCGAATTTGCCTTTGAGTAGCCACAC